GGGGCGAAAAAATGCTCCCTCCAGAATTCTGTAAAAGCATTGTTCTCTCGATTAGCCACGTGTAAAATTTATACCATGATTTATTATATGCTAATGTAACGTTACTAAAGTAATCGCTCCCTTCATAACCTTGAGAAGTATCACTTATGGTTAAATGAAAAAATCTGCTGGGAAGAGTTATGTTCATGAGACCTGTCATAGTAAATGCACCGGTTCCAATCGTTGTTGCTGAGTTGGGTATATTCACAGAGGTAAGTTTAACACATTTGTGAAAGGCAAATTGGCCTATAGAAGTTACAGTGCTTGGTATTGAAATACTTGTCATCTGAATGCCCATAAAAGCATATTGCCCTATAGCAGTAACAGGGTGTCCGTTAATTTCAGCCGGAATTGTTATGGATAATCCACCGAGAGGTGCACTTACACCTAAACTGATAATCGCATTACCTTGGGTTGTTGTTCCGTTGCCTATAGTAGCATTCCCATGCGCGTCTACTATATAGTTCCAACTTGTACCGAACATTTATAATATATGAGCGGATAAAATATATCAATATATAATATATAATATGGAGAAACACAATATTTTTTTTTACATTTTTATAGCATTCATCCTTTTCTTCTGTCTTGTTATTTATTCTCAATCTGATGCATACAATCTAAAATGCATCATTGCGTCAGAGGATGGAAACAGATATTGCGTCAGAGAAAGAGAGAAGTTGGAGCTCGCCGCAAATCTTTTAGCGCAAGTCACACAAAAGATGAAGGATATGGTAGCTTACATGAAAGAAACACATCCGAAAGACCCGCGCGCCATTAGACTTGTTGAAGGGTTTAACCCTCAAAAAATCAGCGAGACTCTACCCACAAGCGAACTGACCGCTTACAGTGAAAATAAGGGGGAAAAAATTGCGTTTTGTTTAAATACTACAAAGGAGGGGAATAAACTAATTGATCTTAATACATTAACATTTGTTGCATTGCACGAATTATCGCACATAATGACAGAGTCAATTGGCCATAAACAAGATTTTTGGCAGAATTTCAAGTTTTTACTGCAGAACGCAAAGGCATCGGGCATATATGACCCAATTGATTATAAGAAAACCCCACAAGAATACTGCGGAATGAAAATTAACGATAACCCGTACTATGATTTAGTTTAAAAAGAGCGCAATATATCTTCTGGCTCATTTAATTTAATATCTTCGTATTTAATTAAATTAAAAATAATAGCAGTCTTATATATATATTATGTCCGGAACCACCATAAAACAAGTAAAACCAATAAAACCCAAGGAGGCTTCTTTAGATAATCCCATATATAAAGTTAAGCTCTCTACTAATGGGGCGGTTTCCACAATTTTTGTTTTTAATGGTAAGAAGACGACTGAAAACGAGAATGAGTTATTTGAGAAGGCCTTTACAGCAGCAGAAAAGAGACAAATTAATGCCGACGGCATTACGGTACAATTCTGCGAACAGCAAATTCACTTTGACGACTCCATATCGGCAATCAAACTAAAAATACTTAAGGAGCTCAGACAGGAAATATCGGTTGACGAATTGTACCTTTATTGTCAGAAAATGGAAATGCTGAGTGCGGTTTCTGTTTTTCAATCTCTCACGCAAAACAACCGGCTTCAGTTAACAAAGGTTCGCCTGGATCAGTTTATTTCCAATATTGTTAGCGACGAAACAGGCAAGCTATTTGAGCGCCCCGTAGATAAAGAGACCTATTCGTTTGATGACATTTTTGAGATGGGGTTTAATGATAAGAAATATATCGTTAATAAGGTTTTAGGGCAAAAATTCTTCATTGTAGAGAACGAATATCCGTTTGTTTGCGACCCATATAGCGTTACCGAGTACGACCAATTTTTTGAAAAGTCTGCGCGCAAATCACTAACAACCTTAAACAGTCACCTCTTGCTAAGCAGCGGCAGCATAATTGATAACAGCATTTACTTGTGTCTTGCAAAGGATGTGATTTCTTATTTAGATAAGCGAAATGTGTCGGAAGAAACGACCATTAAAGTGTATTATCCGTTGCTATATAATAAGAATATCAATAACTTGGAGGATCTTGACTCAAACGGAGTTAAATTAAATGAAGCAAGCAAGAAACTGCTCGGCGAAAAAACATTGGCATCATTTAAGACCATTGATATGTTTTACGACGTGTATAATTTGAGGACTACCGAGTTAAACTATATTAACCGGGGGATTAAATTTATAAAGGCGGTGATTCGGCCGGATTTTGACGTTAAAATACCACTTGAAACAATATTCAAGATTGTCCATGCAACTAAGGAAAATCCTCTTATTAAATATAACCCGTCGTCGCGACAGGAAAACGTGTATAGGCTGTTTACAGACAGCATCGCAACTGATGGGCGTAAAATCCCTGCTCTTAAAAAGAATGCCATTTTTAAGTTGATGAAGACGATTGCTCGTAACAAATCCGTTGCAGTTTATGTTGATTCTGTCAATACGCAAGACACTCATGCGTTAGTGTGCGAGTTTGACGAGGATGGTCTTATAACTATCAGCTCCGAATTTAAAACATTTGTCGGAATCGGTGAAATTGACAATATATTTAGAGAGTCTATTAACCCGATCATTACTGAAATTAAAAATTTACTGGAACAAAGCGGATATAAGTTGGCCAAATTTAATAGTTTAAATGACGAGAATGTTGAGATAAAGCAGCTTACATATGAAACGCAAATTAAGATTCAAAAGCCGCTTGACATTGACGCGTATAAGGGGTGCGTCTCAAGCGTTTTTGTCAACGAAACCGACGCATTTAAGGGAAACACAATTAATCTGCGGTTTAAGCGCGTATCAAATTACAGTAAATTTACCAGTCAGGAGGCGTTTATTTTGGAAAAGGCTGAACAGGGGTTGCGCGGAGACCAGATTATTGATGCGCTTCTTGAAAATTTTCCAGACGATTTGGACCGCCCACAGGCAATAGAAATGGTTAAGAAGATTGCAAACGAACTTGAAATTGAACGGGGCGTTAGACGGTCTGACATTAAGATTAAAAATAACCCGGGATTTAAAACCGTCATTTCTACTGAGAAAGAAACCGGGGTCATCACGATTACGACTGAAAACATAAACAACATCAATTATTTGTTGACCCTGCCAATCTACTTGGATACATTAGTTCGTTTAACCCAAGACAAGAAAAGTACCAAGTATCCTGTCAAGGAAATTACAGCTCTGTGCTCAAGTGGCGAGAAGGAGGAGGTGGTTATACCCGACATCATTTCGCCTTCCGAAGAATCTGTTTCAAGTTACGAAGCACCTTCACTGGACCAGGAGGATGAGGAGCTCCTGTATACAAAATTTGCACCTACCGACGTAAACAAACCAAAGGGTGCACTGGGTTTATTCTTTGACGACGACGATGAGGGTGAGATGAGCAATGATGATTCGGTGGCAGAGTATGACGGAAAGGGCGGCCAGGACTCGGACTCGTCGGTTCCAACTGACAAGACATCTGACACACCCGCGGCAAGTTTGCCGAACCAGGAAGACTTAACAAAGATTCCAAGTAGTAAGGAGCCTTTGCCCGCAATTGAGTCGCCGACCTCAGTAACAACTGAACCAAAAAATGGGGATATTGGCGAACCGGCGCAACCTGTATTGGAGTCAGAGGAACCTCAACAGGAAGAAAAAGAGCAAGAAGCAAGGGAACCAGAGGCGGCAGTAAAGGAACCAGAGGCGGCAGTAAAGGAACCAGAGGCGGCAGCAATAGAAGAAGGAGCAAAATCGGACGATTACGAGGAGGAGGAAAAGGAAGGAGCAAAGTCGGACGATGACGAGGAGGAAGAAGAGGATGAAGTTAGAAATATTGATGGAATGAAGCTGAACAAGCCTTATCACTTTCAAGCATTAATTGAAAAGAAGGATCCCGTTTTAATTTTGAAGGAGGACACTGAGCTTTTCAACTCTTATCCCAGAACGTGCAGTTCAAATATGCGAAGGCAACCGGTTATATTGACCGACTCGCAGCTTGCAAAAATAAAAAGGGAGGATCCTACCTTTCTGGGGGAGGGAGACGTAATTAAATACGGCTCTGACGAAAAGCATCAATTCAACTATATTTGCCCTCGTTACTGGTGCCTAAAGAATAATACGTTTGTAGACCCCAAAAAACTAACGCCTGTTACTGGAAAGGACGGTAAAACGGAACTTGAGTACCCTAAGTGCGGCAAGGTATTGCCAAGGGGAGAAAAGACTGTAAAGCCTGGATATTATGTTTACGAATTTTATCAACCTAAGCCTGGGAAGAAGGATTATAAAAAATTTCCAGGGTTGATTCCGGATTCCCACCCGACCAAGGGCATTTGCCTCCCATGCTGCTTTGACAAGTACAATACCGAGGGGCGACGCGCAGAAAATCAAAAGTGTCTTGGACAGGAGCCCGCCAAAAAGGAGGGCAAGCCCAAGGAGGCAGTTGAAGACGAGTATGTAAAGGGGCCTGAAAAATTCCCGCTTGATTCTGGGCGCTGGGGGTACTTGCCTGGCGAAATTCAAACAATGCTTCACGAGGTTAATGCGGATTGTCAAATAAGCAAAACAAATTCTAATATTAAAGAGAATCACCCGTGCTTACTCCGCCACGGAGTAGAGGTGAATAAAAATCAGTCATTCGTTGCATGCGTTTCCGATGTATTGTTCTTTGGCAAGCGGGTTGTGGATGGTGACAACAAGTTGACCAAAAACATGACTCGGGTACTAAGTATCAAGGAAATGCGGCAGCGAATAATCAAGGCCATCTCTGTTGACTCCTTCGTTAAATATCAAAATGGGAACCTTGTGATTAGCTTTTATGACCCAACTAAACCGGCCGAGTCTGTAGAAAAATATAAAACATCCAAACTATATTCAAAGCTATATTCAAGCGGTACACCAAACACACCAGAGGGCGCAGAGTACTTCCTAAAGGTTGCCTCTGCATTTGAAAACTTTATTCGCTTTTTAAGCGACGACAATGTAGTGATTGACCACACTTACTTGTGGGATATTATAAGCATGCCAAACAAATACTTGTTCCCGACTGGAGTAAATCTGGTTATTTTTCATCTTCCAAAGGATGATATTACTAACAATGTTAGTATTTTGTGTCCAACAAATCACTATTCGTCGGAGTTCTATCAAGCAAGAAAACCGACTATTATTTTAATGAGCGAAGACGGGTACTATGAGCCAATATATTCATATACTACAAACAATAAAGGAATTTCCGTTATCAAAGAGTTCAAGGAATATGACCCCCATCTCTCCAAGACAATGCGTGCGGTTTTTAAAGAAATCATCAAGCCATTTTTTAGTTTGATTTGCAAACCATTAGACAGTCTGCCTAACTTATACCGAGCAAAAAGAGCCTTGGTTGTTTATGACCTAATCCAGAAATTGGACAAGTATGAGTATAAAATCAAAAAACTGGTTTTAAATTTTAACAGCAAGGTAATTGGCGTGATTGCAGAGGAGCCTGGTGGGAGTGATAGAACCGGGTTTGTTCCATGTTATCCATCCACTCTGGACGAAGAGATAAAGAAAAACTTGGACTTTGTATTTATGACAGATCCGACCTTGTGGAACACATACACAAATACGGTGCAGTTTTTGAACAAGCTTTACAAGCGAAGCGGCAAACGTAGACCAAGCCCGGATATTCCATGTGAGCCAGAATTTAACGTGATTGAGGACGAGCATGTTGTTGGTATCTTAATAAATACAGGGCAATTTATACAGCTATCTCAGCCAATCCGATTGGATGAAATTGACCCCGATTTAGCGCTAACAAAAAATATAAATAATGATAATTATATTGTCAATATGAAATCTAACCCCATGGTTTCAACAGAGGTTGAATTCACAACACAGCATGACGTTGACAAGGAACGCGTTGAGTATGTTCGGAAAATTCGCCTTGAAACAGGCTTTTATAATGTGTTTCGTAACACTATTCGTATTTTAATAAATGATTACGATAACGCCAATGTGCGCGTGAAGATTGAAGACGAGACGAAGCGAGAATATGTCATATATTCCGAAAAGTTGAAAACTATAACCGAGTTGTTGCATGATTTGGTTGGTGAAAAAATACAATTTACGGGAAATGACGACTTTTACAAATCAATCAGCGAAGTCTCCACGTGTGTTGTAAAGGACGAGGCTGCCTGTTCAGCGACACCCAATTTGTGCGTCACGGAGAAAAATAGCTGCAACTTGATATTGCCGAATAAAAACATTATTACTGGCCACGAAAATGAAGATATTTATTACGGCAGGATGGCGGATGAATTAATCCGATACAATAGAATCAGGTCTTTCATGTTTCAACCCAAGTCGTATTTGTCTTTCAGTAACATTAACTACAATTTAAACGATACCGAAATAATACTCATTCATTCTCTTTTGTTGCAATACTTTGACACGTTGACTCCCGCGCCTATAAATAAGTATACAAAATCTAATTCATACGATGAGGCACAACCGATTATAAGTCAGGTGTATGACAATACAGTCCCTTCATTGGATCACGCGATTGGAAGAAAAAATGAACGCGTTTGCAATAAAGTTACAAAAGAACACATTACATCCAGCGTGTGGAAGAGTTGTTTCCCTGCCAATTACTCTGAGGTGGAGTATAGTAAGTTTAACTATTGCACATTTACCTTTATTATTGACCTAATTGAAAAAAGAACAGGTACAGCGTTAACGATTAACCAGGTTAAAAATGAACTGTTTGACGAATATCGGGCCTACTTGGGCGAATTTCAGGATAAAATCGTGGACATTTTAATTCTGGAGGGGAAAAAGACACTCGGCGACCAAGTCCACGCAGCAACACTGTCTTTTCAGAGCTTCCTATACACGGATAACTACTTTTTAACTGCATTGGACTTGTGGTTGCTCGTTTCAAAGTACAAAATCCCCACCATTTTTATATCACAAAAGTGGATTTTACAGACTAAATATGAGAGGCACGAGTTTGTTGGCTATGGAGACGTGGGCGACAAGTTTACATTTATTGTAATTCCGGCCTTTAGACCAGAGATTGTTCCTGGTTATAAGCTTATCCGAACGAACACAGGCGATACTGAAATTTCACTCGACAAATTAAATGATGATTGTGTAGAGAGAATAAGAACAGCTATAAACACGAAGGTGTCTGTCGCTGCATATTTGAAGTCGTTTAAAAAGCCAACCACAACTGTTTATAAAAAGAAAATCCCATTCGCTATAGAAGCCGAACAGCCAGAAGATAACCCGGCAAGGAAAACAAAGATGGTTATTGAAGAAGAGGCGGTAGCCATCTCGCCCGAAGAAGTGTTTGAGCTTCCCAAGAAGAAGCGAACAAGACGGAAAATTGCCGTTGCAAGGAATGGTCGTAGCAGAACTGCCAAGACTAAACGTCCGCTTGTCGTAGCAAGTTCGTCAGACAATTAACTTACCGACTCGTCGTCATCCACGTCGTCGTCTATATCATCTATATTAAGGCTATTATTAGTATTATAAATATCCTCAATTTCAGCTCCTTCTTCTTGTTCATTATCATCGTCGTTTGTCGCGGCGTTCGCTATATCCTCATCATCATCGTCATCATCGTCATCATCGTCATCATCGTGATCGTTGTTTAATATGGCCAGACGATTGTCACTATACGAGAATAACGTATACCTTGGCGTGGGCACGCGTTCATCCATTACAAAGTTGCGTGTCTGGCACGTTAGGTGGTCAGATAAAAACTCCCGGTTCTGCTTCTCTATGCGGTTGAATCCTATGTGGGCATCATTGAACGTAACCACCTTCCCGCATATTTTTCGCTTAAAGTCCTTTGTCTCTCCATATTGGATCCGGTGTACTTTTCTGCCAAATACCGGGTTGAATTTATTAAATCTCAACAGGCCAGTTCTAAGCGAGAATAAGCTATAACTCCTGTCGTGTTCTAAAAACGCATACTTGGATGTTAAATATAACATTAAATAGGGCTGGAAAATTTTTATCATTTTATCCTTTGGAAACTCTTCGTCGATATTTATCGTATTCTTTAGTTTGCGAGATTTGCAATAAGTATTATATCGAGTTATCATGTCGTTAATTTCATCGACAATGTCGTCCTGGCTTGATTTATAGACAAAATTGCGAATGCTATATTCCCGCAATAAATACTCATTCGCGTGCTTAAACTCGGTAAGGTTAAAGGAACAGTTATAAAACTTTATCAAGAGTTCGGGATGCAATCGAGTGTTGAATTTTATAAAAAAATAGATATTGTACAGAGTAGATTTATTAAACGGCAAATTGTTATATGGGTTTTTGATTGGCATTGGTTCAGAGAAAAACATGAATGCATTTGTCAGGGATGTATCAATAATTTGAATCATGTCGTTTATGTGAAATAAATATCTCGCGTTCTCTTGATATATGCAAATAACATTTGGGTCGGATAGTTTCAGCTCATTCAAGCATAGATCGCGGTCTGCTACAATTTTAGCCCGTTTATATTTATAATTATAGGCAAACCGATTCAATACGTTATATGTTTTTTTTATCCTGCAAAAATACTCAATAAATACATTCTCGTTCCCACTCATCAAGAAGCCGCAAGGTGTTTCCTTGAAAAACTTATACTGTTGTTTTACACTTAGATCAGAGGACGCCAGAATATGAAAGTATATCCGAACTGTGCCGTTGGCTCCATCATTGTTGTACTCGGGTGAAAAAAAGTCCGTCTCAGTTTTTGCAATATTTTTAATGATTAAACTAAGCGTAGACATTTTTGTAATTAAATTATATTTAAATTTATATTTAATACCTATTAGTTATAAATTTACATTTTTGAAACGCAACCGGTGAACGGTTGGTTTAGAATCCTGGGTTGTAAGTGTTATCGCCGCCCATGTCTTCTTCTTGGATAGCAATCACATTATTTTGTATGGCAATTTTATTAACGCCGCACGGGTCGTCCGGATTAGCAACATTTCCAAAGAACTTGTCAATCTCATCTTCAATGTTCGCTGGTCTGTACTCGCTCGTTGCCTCCAATTTCTGCATTTCCTCAATATCAAGCACTACTTGGAATGCGCTTGTTCCAAAGAAGCCCTCCTGGCCACACATTACATTCGCAGATACTCCTCGCATTGTGTCCAACTCTGCATGTCTTGCTGCCTTCAAGAACATTTCTGGGGTCTCTTCAAATGATGCCTTTGCAATTGGGCCAATGTTGTCATTATTAATGCCGTGTCTAAATATGGAAATTAGCTTCTCAGTGGCCGTCATTCTATCAACCAACACGCTATAATTATGGAAGTTAATATATGTTCCATCAAACTCCACAACATCTACCAATTCATTATAGATTGCCTGACGTGCAGCTTCAATACCAAGAACGTGGTATATCTCAATAATATCATTGCTGGTGGTTCGCTTGTTGTCGATAAAGTCAAGGCTCAAAACATCTAACAGGTTTGTGCCAATGGTATCCAAGACCCAAATGTCCTGTTTCTTGTAGACACCATTATTCTCTACCATGTTATCAACAATTTTTCTGAGAACGACCTTGTTAATTCCCTTGATTCCTCGGAGGACCACATTTTGCAGCAGTTGGTCCTGGAAGTTCTTCAAGAGATATATTTGGTCGGATTGGTCAAGCGGATTAACCTTTGTTTTCTTTTGGCCGCCACGACCACTTCCAGACTTGATTACCTCGGTCATTCTAATTCGGAAGACCAATTTATCCGAATTGAAGTCAGAGTAGATGCAGTTGATTTGGTCATCAAAGCAATTCTTCAATGTGAAATTGACATCGTCCATGGTAATATTCTTGTCGAGCATCACTTCAGGATCCATCACCATTCTAATAATCCACTTGGACTTTTCGTTTTCGTCCGTTTGAAGCGATGTTTCGGAGCACTCCGCAACCATATTCTCAAACGCTCTGTACTGCTCAATTGTGTCCTTGTCCTCGCTAATTAAGGTGTTGAGGTCGTCGGGGTCAAAGCATACTTCAATTGACTTAACAACCGCTTCAAGCCGTGTATGTTCCAACATATACATGATTGCATGCGCCTTGTCCTTTTGGCGCTCGTCCTCTGGCTTCAGATAGATGCTGAGCGAGGGGTTTTTAATTTCACTTGATAGCGACAGAATCTCTTCAATTCTTGGCACACCACGAGTAACGTTTGATTTAGATGCAACACCTGCAAAGTGGAATGTGTTCAGTGTCATCTGTGTTGACACCTCACCAATACTTTGGCCTGCAATCATGCCAACCATTTCTCCTGGCGCAACAATTGCTCTCTTGTACTGAAGCGTAAGCGTGTCAAGCAGCAGAGTCAATGCGGCTTTGTTGTATCGCTTTACAATGAGGAGGTCCTTGGGGGACAGGTAGTAATAGAATAGAGTCTTGAACAAGTTCGTTGGCGGGGCGTAGTATATTTTCTCCAAATTGCTGAAACAATTCTCAATCATTTCAAGCGCCTCAAGCGGCGTAATATCTACCAGCGACGAGAATGTAATGTTGCATTGGCCCTGGATATTGTTAATCACGTATGAGAACGCTACTGGGGCGCTAACTGACGAGTCACCCTTGTTCTTGAACACGTGCTTGATAATTGCCTCTCGTGCGGTAATCATAGAATCAATATACTTCTGCGTTTTATCCATAAACTCCTTGCTCTGTTTCTTTTGTCTTGCCATCGCATTTTTCACAAATATATTGCTGAGCGCCTTTACCTTCCCATTCTCTTCTGGGATGAGGAAATGAGCATAAATATCTTGTGTACTCATAGTGACAATTGGGATGCCCTGGTCTTCCGCTTTTGTTGTGTCAATGCTGTCATCGCCATATGAGAATTGAACAATCTTATTCTTGTTTGTGCGAATAGTCATGTCGTATGAGATCATCAAATCTTCCAGGCCCTTGATTAATCTGCGCTGAATATAACCGGTGGTGGATGTCTTCACTGCAGTATCAATAAGACCTACACGACCACCCATAGCGTGGAAGAATAGCTCCTGTGGCGATAGGCCGTTAATATAGGAACTTTCTACGAATCCACGCGCCCCAGGAGAATCGTCATACTTGGTAAAGTGCGGCAGAGTTCGGTTTTCAAATCCGTATGGAATACGCTTTCCATCTACGTTTTGTTGTCCGAGGCAAGAAACCATCTGGGAAATATTCAAGTCTGACCCCTTTGACCCTGCGTTTACCATGATAACGAAACGGTTCGTCTTTCCCAGGCTCTTAAGACCGATCTTTCCTGCTTCTGATGTTGCTTGGTTAAGAATACTGTTCACCTGCGTCTCAAACTCCTCCTCGTTTGTCTTGCCGGTGTTGTTTTCAAAGATGCCGATTTGCACTTGATTAATCAGATTCTTCACATCGGTTTTCTTCTTTGTGATTACTTGGATAATCTCGTCGTTTGTCTTTTGGTTGGAAATCAAATCGCTGACACCAACGCTGAAGGCAGTTGACTTCATATATTCGGTAACAACATTCTGCAGGTCGTCTATGAACTTCGCCGACGCCATGTTGCCGAAGTCGTTGCAGACTCTTTGCAGCAGACCCTTTGTTCTGGCACCCAGGACGCTCTTGTCCATTTGGCCTCGAACATATTTGCCGTTCTGGATTTCAATGACCGCATTTGATGTTTTGGCGTCGTCTTCTTCCTTGAACGCCTTGGTCTTGTACTTCATTGACAGCGGAGGCATTATCTGGCTAAGAATGTCAAAGTTTGTAATACCGCCGTCCTTCTTGATATCTGTTAACAACTGGTGCTCGTTTACACCGTTAAACATCATCAAGATATTCATTGCATCTCGCGGCGTAAATCGCATGTTTGGTCTTGTGAATTGGTACGACCCAAGCATTGAGTCTTGGTAAATACCAATAATAGAACTGTTGTTCGCTGGGCTGACAATCTGATATGGGACTGCAGCCAAATTTCTCAATTCCGCCTCGGACTCCGGGTCCTGGGGCATATGCAAATTCATCTCCGAAATCTTCTATGTTTCCATAGAAGCCGGACTATACCTTGTGCCTTATCAGGTTGATTAGACCATCATATAAGACCCGTAACCATCTAGTCTCTGAACCTTCTCCATATCCTATCATAACGGACTTAGGAGCTTGGCTGCGGATTGCCCAATCCTCTTGCGTTTTTACCATTGTGTTCGGCAGTTAACCGAGTTCCCTCATAATATTTCTACTATGAGGTGGTAGCAAGAGGCTCTAAGGGGTTTCCCGCAATTTGATTACGTTGCCATTCCTGTAAATCTAGTATAAATTGTCTCGCTCTATTTTTTAATACTTCTATTGTATCACTTTTACCTACAAACGTTGCTCGTATTTTATTAATAACAATCCGCACATATTCGCTATTATTAGTATTATTTCTAACAACACGAATATAGCTATCTATTTGATTATCATCAATAATTACGTTTTTGAACAGTTCATATTTTTTAGACAAATGTTGCTTCTGTGTCAGCCTTGACCTATTTTCACGATGACTCGCATCATGATAGAACGTCTTTAGCCTTTCAGATATTAACATCTTGGTGTAGTCACTTTTTGGTTGTGGCAATGACTTTTGTTGAGGCGGAGCACTTATTCTCCAAGTATACTCACCCTTAACATCTGTAAAGCCCTTACCACCATCAGTTAAATTATAGCCATTAGGGAACTTAGAACCAAATTGAGATATGAAGTGCTTTTCTTGATTATCCAATTCACTCACTAAACACGTGTGAATTTTATCGCAAGTAAAGTTCTCTTCGCCATATTTTCTTATGGCAGAATTCAAGTAACTGCAGTGGTTTTTTTTACTTGATTTTGCTTCATGTATGTGGTCTTTGAGTCTGCCCAAGTATCCAAATGGTCTATATTTACCATGATTTAATCTGTGACTGCGCGTTTGTCCTATATAAATCTTTTCATTTGCGTTGTTAGTTATTTTGTAGATTTCACCAACAACTTTATCTTGTTCATGTTTGTCAAGTATCATATTGATATAGCGAGATATTTATTTATACCCTTTAAAGAATGACTAGGTGGTTATATTAGCTCATGCATCTTTGCTCATACACGCGCCAGTAGATATTACAATGTTTTTCCTATTAGGTTTTATCTACAACCTAGCAGGCAGCCACCTGTTGGGGACAAGATTTATCCCCGTCAAAATCCGCATTGTACGGTTTTGTGTCCGCAACGTTCATTCTGAAAGTATCACCTCGCGTCATAATACGTGCAATGTGACACATCATACTCATTCTGTGAAGAGTTGGCTGACGGTTGAATAAGATGGCATCCCCATCCATCATATGACGGTGAACCGTGTCGCCTTCTTCAAGAACAATTGAGTTTCTATCCAAATAGTACCTCAATGTAATCACCTCGCCATTTTGCTTCTCAAGCATTTTCGCGCCAGGCCACACATCAGGTCCATTTTGAATCAACTTCGTCAAGAACGCCTTGTTGATTTTGTTCGCCACTACAGGCTTTGTAATATTCTTTGCGATCTTCATGGGGATGCCCAGTTCGCGAATAGAGATATTCGGGTCGGCAGTAATGACGGAACGAGCACTAAAGTCAACACGTTTCGCCATCAAATTGCCTCTCATGCGCCCGCCTTTTCCATTCAATCGGTCCTTGATTGATTTTAGTGGTCTGCCAGAGCGCTGTGCAACCGAGGCAACTCCGGGAATCTTGTTGTCCACTTGAGTAGCCACATAGTATTGCAAGACAGTCGTCCAGTCGTCAATCACATTCGCCGGCGCATTATTCTGAATTTTATCCTGCAGGGTCTTATTCGTCTTAATAATGTTTACCAAAATGTGACTAAGGTCGTCTTCCGATCTTTGTTGCGCATCGTGTTTCACAGAAGGTCTAACTGCCGGCGGAGGGACCATCATGACCTGACAAACCATCCAGTCAGGACGCGAATAAACAGGACTGAACCCCATAAATGTCACATCGTCGTCAGAAATTCTCTTGAAATTTTTGGCAACCATTTCGGGCGTCACCTTGATGATGATTGGCTCAGAATCGGCGCCGTCGTTCTTCCACTCAGCAAATATAGTAGCTAAGCCCTCCTTTCTAATTTTATTAGGCTGCAAGGTGCCGCATCCATCCTCGCTGTCGTCACCACATCGCTTGACTTTGCTGCATAGCGCAAACACGTACTTCCAGCGTGCCTCTCCCGACATTTTCATCGCCTGCTTATATTTCTCCTTGCTCACGAGTAGCTTGCTGCATTTGAAGCAGACACATCTCATGCACTTTTGAATTGTACTTAAGTATTGAATATAAAACACCGGGCGCGCAAGTTCAATGTGGCCAGAATACCCAGGAGTTTGCATGTAATCAAGCCCATCGGTCGGACAAATGAGTCCAGGCTCTAAAACACCCATCCTGGGGTCAAATAGACCACCAATGACCGGCTTATTATTTATATACGTGTCTCTACTGGTAATTTCCGCAACAGATCCCTTTCTAATTTCATCTGGCGATAAGATACTAAATTGTATACCGATTACCTTTGAACGGTTAATAGATGTGTTTGTGGAACCCGTTAACTTGGACATCTCTTATATTATACCACAATAGATTTATATTGTTTTAATATCAATTTTATTTTAAATGAAGAGGTCGTTTCTAACTGGAGTCGTCGCACTAAAATCATTTAGCAATTTGTGTGTTTTTGACAATAATGGGCGCTTAACATATTTCATGCAATAAAAATAAAATTGATTTTGGTTTAATGTATTTAATTATGATATACACAATAAGAATGGCTCGCGATACCAAAACCAAAATGACCAAGGCGGACTCTGTTAGACGTTCAAGGCGTCAGGAGGAGCTCAGTAAAAAAAAGAAGAAGACGGAGCAGTCCGACAGTGATGGAGATGACAATGATGGCGATTCAGAAAGTGACGAAATGGACGTTCACGAGTATCGTAAATTCCTTTCAAAAATATTCCCATCAAAGAATCTCAATGAAAAAATTAAGGCCGGAGAGAGTTTAAAGAAAATTGCCGACGAGCTAAATGCCGACGATTCTGAAGAAGAACTTGTAGACAAGCCAACTAAAAAATCTAAACTTGCTAAGAAATCTAAGAGGGTTGTCGAGGAAGAGGAGGATGAGCTTTGGGAGACTGCTTCGGATGAGGATGAGGACGTAGAAATTGTCACCAAGAAGAGTAAAAAGGGCAAGAGATCCAAGAGAGTTGTTGAAAGTGATGAGGAAGAGGAGGACGACGACGACGAAGCGGATGCTGTCGGCGGTAAAAATAAAAATAGTAAGGTGAACATTATATTTACAATCGGCGGAATGGGCGAGGAGGAGTGGGAAGATGATGAGGACGATGAGGACTACGAGGAAGACGACGAAGATGATGTTACCGAAGACGAGGACGAGGAGGTTTCCACTGACGAGGATGATGAGGATGATGAAGAGGAGGAGGATGACGAAGAAGACGATGATGAGGAACTTGTTGCACGTCAAAGACAGAAACCGTCTCGCAGTCGCCGCGAAGAATCTACTAAAAAAGAGCCTCTTGCCAAAGAGTCTGTTCCCACAAAACAGTCAGACATGCTTGAACAACTCAAAAAACTATTGGCCGCAAATCCTGCCGACAAGTCTATTCAAAAATGCATTGAAGTCTACGAGGATGACATTGAAACGCAAAAGGCAAAACTTGAAAAGAAACAGCAGAAGCAAAAGGATAAAAACCTGCGAATATTCAAGCGAATTGTAAAGGACAAGAATACAATGAATGACTTTGCGTTCTACGAGAAGTTGGAAATGGAACACCAAAAGAAAATCATCAAGGAGCTGCGAGAAATTAATAAAATTACTCGTATTGAGAAACCATATCGCATGACACTGCTTGAGTCCGACATTCCAGTGGAGTTCAAGTCCGCCGCAATGAAAAAGGTGAATTCGCTCAGGTATATGGAACCTGGGAGCGGTGAGTTCTACAAGAGTAAGAATTGGGTAGACACCTTTATGCGTATTCCATTTAATAAATACGAGGGCCTGCCAATCAGCATTGACGATGGCGTGGAGAAATGCCACGATTTCATGGAAAATGCGCAGAAGACGCTTGATGCAGCGGTTTACGGATTAAACGACGCAAAGATGCAAATTATGCAAATGCTCGGCCAATTGCTGACAAATCCGAAGGCAATCGGCACTGCAATTGCTATCCATGGCCCACCAGGAACAGGTAAAACCAGTTTGGTAAAGGAGGGCATCAGCAAAATCTTGAACCGACCATTCGCATTCATTGCCCTCGGTGGTGCGACGGACAGTAGTTTCCTGGAGGGTCACGGCTACACGTATGAAGGCAGTACGTGGGGTAAAATTGTGCAGATTTTGGTGAATAGCAAGTGCATGAATCCAGTGATTTACTTTGACGAGTTGGATAAGATTAGTGATACGCCGCGAGGCGAAGAGATCGCGGGCATTCTTACGCATCTAACCGATACATCACAGAATTCGCAGTTCCACGACAAGTACTTTGCAGAGATAAACTTTGACTTGAGTAAATGTTTATTCATATTCAGTTACAATGATGAAAGCAAGGTGAGTCCGATTTTGAAGGATAGAATGTACCGCATCAAGACGAAGGGCTATAGTTCCAAGGAAAAGTCGGTAATCTCCACCAACTATCTGCTTCCTAAGATTCGCGAACAAGTGCGCTTTAACACGGAGGATATTATTATTCCAAATGATGTTTTGACGCACATCATTGACAGTCATTGCAACAAGGAGGACGGAGTTAGAAACCTGAAGCGTTGCCTGGAGATTATCTATACAAAATTAAATCTGTACCGATTGATGCGACCAGGGACCAACTTGTTTGAGGGCGAAATGTCACTGACAGTATCGTTCCCGTTTCAGGTGACAAAGGAG